TTTTGCCTTTTTGCCAAGTAGTCTTACCTTTATGACTTTCACTAAGTTTTCTACGATGTTCTTTAGATAGCTTCTTACCCTTCCAGTATCCTGTCATCTATACACCTCACTTGGTGTTGGTTTAGTATTTTGACTTAATCATTAAGTCTACTTTGAGACCGCCACTTGTTGCAGCGTTGGTTTTTGCAGTAAGTGCAATCCATTTCGCATTTGTCACTTCAAATGCGCTTAAATCAGGAACTCCACCGCTTGTTATGGTTATATCAGTTCCAACTTGCGCCCAGGTGTTGCCCCCACTAATAGCGACAGTTGGTGCGGTTGCTCCACTTTCGTTAGATTCAAAAAGCTGAAGCGTTGCCCCAGATGCTTGTCCAGCATCAACAAGGTGAGACATTACGCTCACCTTGTCGAAATCATGAAATACATCTCCTGAAATAATTGTGTCTTGGGATGTTCCAATAGAACCTGCGTTGAAGTGTCTGACTTCTATCATACTCCTTCCGTTATTGGAAGGGACTGATTCTTTATAATAGTCTACCATTTAGACCCTCCCTAAGCTAACGTGCCTATTGCGATATATTCCACTACTGCGCTTGCAGTTTCTGAAACGGCTTGGAAACTTCCAGCTACGATTGGACTACCAAGTACCCATCCTGTCTTTCCTGTAACAGCTTCTGAACAGATAACATGAGGTGCTGCTGAAAAAGCTGCCCCGAATGCTACCCATGCAGCACTGCCAGTACCAGTGTTCACACTGCCAGCCTGTGCTGTGAGTCCGTAAGAAGCTGGGCTTCCTGTTCCGACTGCTGAAAGGACTCCAACTGCGTCTGTAGCACTTCCAGCCAGAAGGATGTTGTTTCCTGAAAGGTCATCGAACTCACGAAGAGCTGCTTGATTCATTTCTTCTCCACCTACACCGTCTACTGCTCCTGTGTTTACCATATTCTTTTTCCTCCTAAATATAATAAATAGGCGGGTTCTTGTCCGCCTATTAATTCAAATCTTAACTGGATGTTATCCTTGCAACTGCAGTATCTCTTAGTAACTTGACAGCTATTCTCTGTGTGGCAACTACACCCATTAGGTCGTGTACCTTGTCGTCATATCTCTCTATAGATACTGGTCTTTTCTCTGCGATTGCATATGCCTCATTTCGGTCTATGATATAACCACTGGTTGTAGTTCCTATGTTTGCTGAGAACAAATGAATATTCATTCCGAGAACTCTTGCAAGTGCTCCAGTCTGATTTGTAGTTACTCCACCCCATTTGTTCGCTTCTACGAAAGTGTCAATGTCTGTCAGGTCCTTGAAAAATTCAGGACCTACAAGTAAGTCAGTAGGTTCATAATCGTTGTCTCTGAGATATTGTTGTGCTCGTGTGAGGTTCTGGTAAGTAATTGCTGCTCCACCTGCGACTACGTTTGTAGCACCGTCTAACTGTGTCAGGATAAGACCTGTTTCATTCTCTGCGAGACGTCTTCCGACCTTGCGAATGTTGTGTTCTATCAGAGGAAACATTGAATCCTCAACCATTTCACGGGTTATGAGAGGTCTTCCACCATATTTGAGAGGTTTGATGTTCGTACTGGAGTATGTATCATTGGTAAGTGGAACTGGTCCGCCTTCTCCAACAACATTCACTTCTGCAACGCCTGTATCTTCCAAGCCTACATCAATCGAAGAGCCTCTGATTGTACTTGGTCCGTAGAATTGTGCTGCGAGTACCCTATCAAGAGTCTTTCTATCCTTCTCAATGATGAGATTGGCTGCTATTGTCTTAGGAATAAGGAGACTTCCTTCGGTTCCTAGTCCTGTTGTTATGGTTTCTTTTAGATGTTGGTATTTAGTCATTTTTTACCTCCTAAAACCTCAAGTGAGCCAATATGAACTCACCATCTGCGCCTTGTGTTAGGGCTTGTCCGATTATTGTGGCACCAGAAGAATCTCTTACAACAGGTGCAACTTGTCCAAGATTTGTTCCGCTCTGTGTTGAACGGAGCTTATCTCCTGCTGAAATTGCTGCAGATGCTTCTACTATTCCGAGACATTCTCGTAATATGGTAATTGTACTTCCACTTGCTGTAGTATCTACAGCCATCCCTATAGGTGGCGCAACATTTCCAGATGTTGAGGTGCTGTCCACAAGGATGTCAGTAGGTCCGCCATATGAGGCAGCCCCAGAGGAAAGAGAGTTTGTTCCGCTTTGTGCGGTTGCGAATGCTCCACCACTGATTACACCGTTTGCGGTTGCGCTGACGGTCTTGAAAACTCCAAAATCGTCAATCATTACACGTCTATCGTAGGCCATCTATTTCGCCCCCTTGGTAAGTGCTTTAGTAAGCTGTGAGGTCTTTGGCTCATACCAACAGTTTAGAGTTCCGTCTGCTGCTCGTTCTGTCACGAACATCTTGTCAGGAACTAAACTCTCGGTTGTCCCACCATCAGCTTCCTTGCCCTCCTCATCGGTTTTTCCTTCCGATTCAGGAGGTTTCTCATCGCCTTTGTCTTCTTCTGCAGCTGGCTCTTTCTCTGGTTCTTTGTCTTTTTCTTCTTCCGCTGCTTTCTTTTCTTCCTCTTCTTTCTCATCAGCAACTTCTTCTGCAGTTTCCAACAGGGCGGTTAATTGTGCTTCACTAAGCCCATTGAGATTCTTCTCTTTAAGCCCAGCTTTTTTTCTTGTTTCTATGACCTTAGTCTCAAGGTTCTTTCTGAGTTTTTCGTCTTGTGTTTTTATTTTCTCTTCTAGTTCCTTGATTCTGGTCTCTGAAACTTTTTCTTTTGATTCGTCCATTTGGTCCTCCATAGCATTATTTTCTTTAACTACTTTTGTAGTAAGATTATGATTTTTGAATGATTCCAATGCTTCAGTTACAAGCATTTTCTGACGTTCTGTTAATGATTCTGTTTTTAATATAGAAACGTCATCCACTCCAGGAGTAGGGGTCAAAGATAATTCAGCATAACTAATGTTTGTCGCCAGCAAAGGAGCATCGTCATCGTCGTCATCGTTCTCTTTGACGAGTCTCCCCATTCCACCAACAGACACTTCTTTTATTCTTTTATCAGTAATTTTCTCTTGGACTTCTCCATCCATGATTAGACCTTCATAACTTGTGGTTCCCTTATCAGAATCAGATTTTGTCGTTCGCCCCACTGTATTATCTACTGTAGCATTGTGGTCTTTGATAATCGCAACATCAGAAAGGGATGGTGCAGCCTTGTCCAATTCTTCCGCAGTATATTTTATATTATTCTTGCTCACTCCCTCTCTTATCGCTACGCCATGAACAGGCATTGGTTCGGTCATCCTTGTATAGTCCCCTTAACTGTAAACTTCACATTCTCCGCTATGATGAGTCTTCCTTTCTCATCACGCTTCTCTTTAGATGTGCGTTTCTCAATCTCGCCACAAATCTTGCGAGCTGAGTCTTCTGTTTCTCCTTTATCTACCTGCGCTTTCACACAAGCATCAAATGTTTTATATGGTCCTACTGGTGGCATATTAATCACACTCACTAAAATCAATATAAGCCAATCTAAACCTCGTGCGGGTTGTGTCTGCATCATTTCCACGTATAGTTAGATTGGAGAGCTCTGCTCCATCAATGGCTGCGGTCGTGCCCGCTAATTTGTTGGGCGTTCCACGCAAAAGTGCATTAGGAACTTCGACCTCAGTTGTTACATCATGAGCCTCGTCTGTATAATTTCCCAAAAGTGGTACATCTTCATTATCCACTGCTGTATTATCAGAATTATATTTGAAAACTGCGTCTCCGATTGTGTTTCCAGGCACGCCATAGCTGACGTTACTTACCCTCTGGATTGTGTTCGGAAGGTGACGTATGCTTGTCATTTGAGGCATTTTCATCCATGATTGCATTTACTTGTTCTTTAAGTCGCTTCTGCAATTCATAGTTTCTACATGAAGTACTACACATCCATAATCCGATGTCTCGGAAGATAGCTGGGTACTTCTCGCATACTTCACACGTAGGTCTAGTTTTCATTCTTTATAAAAGTTTGGGTGATTTTTTTATAAAAACCGCCTTATTATTCAACGATTGGCAAAAATGTGCACCTGCAAAATCCGTGAGACGGAATTAATCCAACCGCCTCCTCTGTAGTATACCTCTGACCGTTGAGACTTTCACATATTGGACACACTCTCTCATCAAGCGCAGCGTTCCATTCTACCATTTGAACATCTGCCTGTTTGTAATTTATCAGTGCTCCTTCTGTGTTTGCTCTGATAGTCTCAGTTCTCGCAATCATAGCAGAGCGTACAAGTTCAGGAATTGTTAATGTAAATGCTTTTCTCATTTCTGTCTTAGATATTTTAACTTCTAGGTCGCCAAGCCCGATATTATTTACACGACGCTGGAGCTGTCGGATGCTTTCGTTGTCTTGCATTGATGTTATAATTGCTTTTCTGAGTTTTGTTCTTTGGCGTGATGTAAGTTTTGATACTTGATTAAAATTATATTTCTTTAGAAATTCTACAACCGAGTTCTCATAATTTGAGTAGTCAAAACCAACCCACTCTTTTATGGTCATGTTATCAGACGCACGGATTGATGACTCCAGCATTTCTTGGGCTTCCTCACTACCAATGTAGTAAGGGTGGCCATGATGAGAGTCCCTCCACACACACGTTAAATGATGGTGTCGCTCGTGCAGAGATTCTCCAGGGCGCACTGTAGGAACTCGTGGTTGAGGTTCGTTCTCTTCGTCTTCTTTGTCTTTTTCCTCTTCAACTTCAATATCGAAAAGCTCGAATAGTTTTCCATTAAGAGCATCTGATAAGTTGGGGTCAATGCCGAAAGGAACTTTTAGCAGTTCAGTTATTGCTTTAATTTCTTCGAGCTTTTGTTCTCTAGTCTGCTGACCCCATATTATTTCAACATCACTCGGAAGGGCGTTTGATTCCAATAATGGTTTATATATGTCATTCTCCCAAGTCTTTTCTATTTCTTCTTGTATAGCTCGTACCCGCTCATTTCTGAACGTGTCTAATTGTGCCTTTGCGAGTCCTTCAGGAATGTTCCCTCGTCCAAGCAAGACTTCAGGAACTTGTAGCGCTTGCATTCTGTTTAATGAAAAATGATTTATGATGGGGTCTAATTTCTCGCCAATGTTTCCAGTGTCCAGAACTTTAATCGCAACATCCTGATTATGAATAAACTCAGTGCGCTCTTCTAGGTGAGTCATCTTGTTTGTTATGTTTCCTAGCGATTTGGCTGGCCTCTCAGGACTTCCAACAGTTACATCATAGGGGTTGTTTGCTTTTCTTTTTGTGATGCGTTTTACCATCAGTTCGATTTCTGATTCAGAATTAGATTCTGTAAGTGCTGGGTATACCATCCCCTGACCATATGGTGCATCTCCTAGAACATCCCAAGTAGAGTGAGCAATCTTATCTGGAGCAAACTCTACAGGATTTTTAAATTTGCTGTTTGTCTGGACGTACGCATCGATTTCTTTCTTGCCTTTCTTTCTCCTAATAAACATACGTTTGGAATCCCAGTTTATTAAATCAGCAAGTCTGTTTTTATTTTTTCCAAAATTCTTAAAAACTTTCTCAATATATCCAGTTCCGAAAAGAAGAGTATCTTTAACGTGCTGGCGCAACACTACGTTTTTATTTACTGTAGCATCAAACTTATCTATGACAGCTTGAGAACGTGGGTCTTTGGAAACTGCTTTCATGCCTCCAGATACTACAGCATCTACGGTCTTATCAACCGCACCATGCACACTACCTCTATTTACGTAAACATTTTCAACAAATTCATAATTAAAAGGATGCGGAGAAACTTTGAGTTTTCGGGCAATCATATCAAAGTTCTGCTCTTCTTCAGTCTCGCCTTTGGACTGCTCTGCAATTTTAAAAAAATCAGGAGATGCTTCTTGAATATTTGCGCTAGAAGAAACTAGAACGTCAGCTTCTGCTATTGGTTTGTTATCTGAGTTGAATCGCATAAATATGCAGGCTGCCGACCTTGTGATAGGAGATAAAAGCTTATGTGCTTAATGATATGTTCCTTTATAAAAATCTAATATTTAAATGTTTCTATCTGACGAAAACGTCTGGACTGGCTTCAGGTGTCAATGCTGCCATACAAGCGAGAGCAAGCGAGTCTGGGAAATCGTCATGTCCTTTGTCTGGATGGTGAATCATGAGTGCTCTATTTGACGCATATTTATATTGTAATTGTTGGAGTTGTAGTAGACATTTTTTATGCGGAAGAATTTTAAGTAACTCTTGCTCGAACAATCTGCGCAGATTCTTATACATCTCGCTTTTGCTTTGAAGTGAAAAGGTTATTGGTCGTAATTTGTCAGACCATGTTTCTTCTTGGAGGACGTCTGCCACACCACCACCGAGCCCAGTTTCATCAATATATATCTCGCTGAAGTTCCATTTAGCATCAAGCTCCCTTATTCTTCCTATAGCATCTGTTAATGGTTTGCGTGATGTGTATTCTACACGAACTTGATAATATTTATAACCGTCAAATCCTACGACGGTGTAGACCGACTCATCTGTACCAAAACGAGCCAAATCTACACCAAGTGCGTAGGACCAATCTTTGTCAGGACCTTTCTGTTCAGTTGCACCAATGGCACTTTCTAAAAGAGACGGTGGGAAATAAGCATCTTGCTCCTCAATAAACTCTCCGAGGTACTCTTGTCTATACTCAAACTCTGTTTTATCTTCTTGAAGTTTTTTCAACTCCTTTTTACTGATGTCAGGACATATCGTACATGGCCAGTGATAAGTAGAATATCTATTGCTCATGTAAGCTTCATAGAACCAGCCAATCTTTCCTGCGGGCGTGGTAATTAGAATCATTCGGGCTTTAGTCTTAATTCTCATGGGGTCTACCGCTTGAAACACTTTATCTTTTACGTATGCAGCCTCATCGAATATTATCAGTGTCGGTGAGAATCCTCGGATTGTATCTCCTTCGCCAGTTGGAAGGCAGAGTATTTTGCTTCCGTTTATAAATTGAATGCGCTCTGCGGATTTTGTGAATATAAGTCCAGCGAGTGCAGCGTTCCGTTGGAGTGCTGCATCTATCTTATCATAAATAACTCTGGCCTGCCTTAGTGTTGCTGACAAAACTAGAATCTGCGAGCGGGGCTTTAGTATCGCCTCTCGGAGTGCCACTACTGAGATTACTTCTGACTTGCCAACCTGCCTTCCTGCGACAACCGCTATTAAATCTCTTTTATCATTTAGGATTTTCTTTTGGTATTTATAGGGTAGAAAGGTCGTGACAAAGCAGAAGAAAGCCTCTGGCACTAAGAATATGTCCCTAAAGTCTTCGGCTGTTGGTTGCATCTCATTTCTTTTTTAATACCGCCATAGCCATCTCAAGGCCCTTATCAAACGCAACATCCACTCGGTCTGTTACTTCGCCCTTGATTAACAGTTCGTGCTTCATGGCCTTATCTGCATCCTGAAAGTTTGGGATGAATGCTTTGGCTCTTCCTTCCTTTATAGCTTTCCTGTCAAATCGCTGTCCGAATTTTAATTGAACTGCCCGACATATTTTTAATTGTCTACTTTTCGTTTTTGAAATGTTCTCGTCGAGTTTTTGTTCAGCCTTCTTTTCT